TGCTGCGAACAAGTTTATCGGGCAAGGCCAGGGTAAAATGGTCGCAGCCGCTGGTGGTGCAGTGGGTGGAGCCCTTCTAGGAGGCCTCCTAGGCAATTCCCTTACACTGCCGTATACCAATCGTACCAACATCAATAACAACGCTGGAGCGATCTACCAGAACGGTCAGCGGATCAACGGGCTGGAGAAGCGCGTAGATCAGAACGGCAATGTCGTTTACGTTCAAACGCAAGGTAGCCAACAAAATGTTGCACCGCAGCAACAGAATCCGTATAATTGTCGGGTTCAGTCGAATTACGTTGTTTGTAACTCGAATTAGAATTTCGGATTATAAATAAGTATGAGGTATGCCATTAAGGGTGCCTCATATTTTCTTGCTTAAAAAGGAGAAGCACATGACTAACACAAGACGAATCACAACTAATAATCCATATGGATACAATCCTCTTAGTATTTTCGAAGAGTTTTTCAAGTTTGATAATGCAGTTACAACAAATGGATATCCTCCATACAATATTGTAAAGACTTCTTCCGAGACTTTTCAAATTGAACTGGCGGTAGCTGGTTTCAACAAGGATCAGTTGCAGGTAGAGGTTGATGGTAATAAGCTCCGGGTAAGTAGTTCGAAGGGAGACGAACAGTCGGGTGAATATATTCATCGTGGAATCGCTTCTAGATCGTTTAATCTTTCATGTCAAATTGGGTCTTATGTAATCGTAAACTCGGTTCAACTTGAAAACGGCATTTTGACCGTATATCTTATACGTAATCTTCCAGAAAAAGTGAAGCCTCAGAAGCTTGTTATCGAGTAGAATCAAATTTGTCCGTCAACTAAAAGAAAGACAAATCCTTCGTGTTAGCTTCTAGCATTGCAATTGGTGGTATCTTCACTATCTTCATTGCAACACTTGACATTTTCAAAACAACCTGATAGAATGGGAGAATAAACTTCTCCCATTTTTTTTATATGAGGCAACATGCATTTTTATACTAACATTGACCGATATGGTAATAATCTTCTTTATCGAGGTATCAGCAACGGTAAACGAATCACCAAGAAGATTCCGTTCGAGCCAACACTTTACATTCCAGACAATAAAGATGGAAAGTGGTCGTCACTTGAAGGGCGCCCTCTTAGCCCAATGAAATTTAGTTCTATGCGCGAAGCAAAAGAATTTATTCAGCGCTATGAAGATGTAGAAAACTTTGAAATTTATGGAACCCAAAATTATATTCATCAATTCATTTCAGAGACTTGGACCAAAGATATCAAGTTTGATATAACCAAACTCAATATCACCGCTATCGATATTGAGGTCGGCAGTGAAGATGGTTTTCCTGAACCAGAAGAAGCGAAATATGAAGTTATCGCTATCACACTCAAAGATTTCAATAAAGAACTTTTTTTCACTTGGGGTGTCGGTGACTTTGATACAGAATCGTGTAAACAAAATGTAATTTATCGCCAGGCGAAAGACGAACGGGAACTTCTCCTTGACTTCCTAGCACACTGGGAAGAGCGTATGCCAGACATTCTGACTGGATGGTTCTCCGAATCGTTTGACGTTCCATATCTGGTCAATCGTATTGCGCGGCTTTTTGGTGAGGATATGGTCAAAGCACTGTCGCCCTGGAGGCGCGTGGAACGCAACGATGTTCCCGTAGCGGGTAAAGTCCGTCAGCAATACGATATTACTGGCATTACACAACTTGATTATATTGATATCTTCAAAAAGTTTACTTTGAACACGCTCGGAGTTCAAGAGTCTTATAAGTTGGATCATATCGCTTCTGTTGTTTTGGGTGAAAAGAAACTTGACTATTCCGAACACGGTACTCTTCACGGTCTTTATAAGAATGATTTTCAAAAGTTCATTCGATATAATATCAAAGACGTGGATTTGATCCAACGTATTGATGAAAATCTAGCGCTCATAGAACTGGTGTTGGTTATGGCATATCGCAGTAAATGTGGTATTGCGGAAACCCTCGGTACTGTAGGCATTTGGGATGCCACTCTCCTCAATGAGTTTCGAAAAAGAAATATTGTAGTGCCGCCAAAAGTCGTAAAGCAGTATAATACAATTGAAGGTGGTTACGTCAAAGACCCGAAGCCTGGAATGTATGAATGGGTAGTTTCTTTTGACTTGAATAGTCTGTATCCACATATCATCATGCAATACAATATGTCACCGGAAACGATTGTGGATCATCGTGTCCCTGGTATTACTGTCGATTATCTTCTAGAAGCCTTGAAGAACGATACGCCTCTTGATATTCCAGAAAATATGACTATGACTGCTACTGGGCAATGTTTCAGAAATAACAAGTCTGGCATCATTCCAGAAGTTATTGAAAGTTATTATGCTGAACGGTCAAAGACTAAAAAGAATATGATCGAGTTGAAGAAAGAATACGAGAAAACTGGAGACAAAGAAACCAAACGAGCAATCGGCATCCAGAATAACATTCAAATGTCGATCAAGATTATGATGAATAGTCTTTACGGTGCAATGGCAAATAAGTATTTCAGATACTTTGATATTCGCATGGCAGAGTCTATTACGGTATCTGGGCAGTTGACTATCCGTTGGGCTGAACATGTTTTAAACGAATTCATGAATGAACTTTTGAAGACAAAGAATGTCGATTATGTGATAGCAATCGATACCGATTCGGTTTACTTAGATATGTCTGGATTAGTCAAACAAATTCTTGGTGATAATCCTGATACTCAAAAAGCTGTTGATTTTCTGTCCAAGGCTTCTCCTAAGTTTGAAAAGAAACTTGAAGAAGCGTACACATTCTTAGCTAAAAAACTTCAAGCGCCTCAACAAAAGATGATTATGGCGCGTGAGATTATCGCAGACAAGGCTATTTGGACAGCTAAGAAGCGATATATTGCCCACGTTTGGGACAGTGAGGGTGTTCGTTATAAAGAGCCTGTGTTGAAGGTAACCGGCATTGAGGCTGTTAGATCGTCAACTCCAGCGGCTTGTCGCGAAATGATTAAGGATACTCTAAAGTTGATCATGACGGCTGATGAGGCTAAGGTTCAGCGTGAGATTGAACAACTGAGAAAGAAGTTCCAGTCATTACCTCCAGAAGATATCGCGTTCCCGCGCGGTGTTAGTGATATGGAGAAGTATATGGACAAGGGTTCGCTTTATAAGTCTGGTACGCCCATTCATGTACGCGCGGCTATTCTTTATAATGAAGCGTTGAAGGATCATAATCTGACTAATAAATATGAAGCGATTCAATCTGGCAATAAGATGAAGTTCCTCTATATGAAAAAGCCCAATCCGATCTTTGAGAATGTTTTCGGGTTTGAGACGATTTTCCCTAGAGAGACGGATTTGGAGAAATATATTGACTACGATTTGCAGTTTGAAAAAGCGTTTGTCGATCCTATTCAAGCTATCATGACTGCGATTGGATGGAATGTAGAAGCAAAAGGTACATTGGAGGATTTATTTGGATGAGTAGCTGGGTAGAAGATTTCGGATTTACCGCCGTTGATGAAGATACTTATAGAAAGCGGATTGTTGATCAAGAAAAGCAACTAGAGGCGGAAAAGCCACCAGTCGCCGCTAAAACAGATATTACAGAACTTGAAAGCAGACTTGAAAAGAAACTCGATAGTCTCAAAAATCTTGAAAAAAAGATTGACAAAGTTCTGTCCTTAGCGTATGATAGTGAGAATATAGTTGAAGAACGAAAACAACTAGCTGACAGCGTTGCGAATCAAAAAGTTCAAGCTTTAGCTGAAGTCGTTATGCCATTGCTGCAAAGTCTTTATCGTACTCAAAATCAACGTTACATAGATTGGCCAAATCGCGGGCCCGTGATTCAAAAACAAATTGAAAAAGTAAATGCAATTTTAGACGGTAGCTATTTTAAAGGAGAATAAATGAGTTTTTTTAAAGATATGGTAAAGAACATTAATGACGAAAATGTTCATTTATTAGAAGATGGTGGCAATTCTTCGGAGTTTACTGGATGGATCGATACTGGTTCATTAATGATTAATGCCCTTTGTTCTGGTTCTCTTTACGGTGGTATTCCTAATAATAAAATTCTAGGGCTCGCGGGAGAAGAAGCTACGGGCAAAACATACTTCGCTTTAGGTATGGTCGAAAATTTTATGAGACAAAATCAGGAAGCCGGTTGTCTCTATTATGATACTGAATCCGCTGTCACTAGAGAAATGATGCTTCTTCGAGGAATTGATCCAAAACGAATGGTCGTTTCAGAACCTTCTACCGTTCAACAATTCCGTTTTATGGCACTTCAAGCATTGAAGAATTATCGTGAAGCGAAAAATCCGCCTCCAATGATGATGGTTCTCGATTCGATGGGGCAGTTATCCACTTCAAAAGAAATTGAAGATACTGAAAAAGGTTCTGAAACTAAAGATATGTCACGGGCAGCACTCCTCAAAGGTGCGTTTCGGGTTCTCAATCTAAATCTTGCGAAGTGTCGAGTTCCTATGATTGTCACAAATCATGTTTATGATAAGGTAGGTTCTTTCATTCCTCAGAAAGAAATGTCGGGCGGATCAGGATTGAAGTATTCCGCTAGTACAATTCTTTTTCTAACTAAAAAGAAAGATAGAGACGGCACTGATATTAAGGGTAATATTATTACTGTCACTGCGGCGAAGTCTAGGTTTACAAAACAGTGGATGAAAACAGAAGCAAAACTTTCTTATGACACTGGACTTGATAGGTATTATGGATTACTTGACTTAGGAGCTAAGTATGATATATTCAAGAAAGCTGCAAAAGGCTGGGAAATGCCAGATGGATCTAAACACGCCGAAAAGAAAATTTACGGCG